CCAGCAAGCAACAGGCTTTCCGGGGCTTGGAAAGATGAAAGCCGAAATCATTGGCGAGGCTTCTGCATTTTGCGCAGGTTCTGGCACGAGCCTAAAGATCATCAATACCCAAGAAACGCAGCCACCATACATTCTTGGCAACTACCCGCGATCCGAAATTTCCTTTGCTTGCGAGAAATGAAGCGCCCGTCAATGACGCCTGTGCAAATTGGCTCGGCGACCTATGGAGATACAAGAAAAATTAACCGCGCCCATGCGGAACGTGGGAATCTAAGGGAGTTGATATGACAGACCTACAGCGCATCGAGCTTCAGTGCGTCAAGTGCAAGACTTGGTTTTCGTCGCCGATCCAAATGGGCAGCATGGAAACGCTGCTTTCTTCATTTTTGGCAAGTAACACCGTCAACTGCCCTGCATGCGGCGCAATAGTTCCTTGCAACAAGGAAAACATGCGGGCACGCAGGTCAGATGGCAAAGGTGGATGGCAGGGGGAAGACGTTAGGTAGCGCCATTCTCCACAGGGGACCATGGGCCCCTTTCTCGCTCTGGCGTATCTCCGGTAAAGAAGGCCTGTCCCATGTTGTCAGGATGAATTCCCATGACCGCGCCAGGCCTAGTCATGACAACCCAAAGCATGCCGTCATCCTCCAGCTCACCGAAAACGATGAACGGATTTTCTGGGGTGGCGTAGTAGCCCGTTTGGCCAGGCTTAAACACTGACCCTGCAACAAACTTCATTTGAAGCCTTTCATGCCCGCCATGCGCGGGCTTTTTTGCGTCCTGAACAGTCTCAGGGTTAGCACCTAGGAAATATTTTATCCTAAACGTACATCTTTTGTTGACTCTGTACATTTTGCCTGTACACTTCATTCATCGCAGCAAACAACCAGGGGAAGCGGAATGAAGTTCAACACCACACACAACGGCGCAATCATCGCCATCGAATTCGATGATGACTTTGCAGCAGATCAGGATGGAACTGTCTGCGAGTGCGAAGTTACCTACAACGGCCAGATCGTCACCGAGCTGCTGCTGGATCAGTACGAAGCCTTCCTCATGGAGTGCGAGCACCGCTACGCCGCCCGCCAAGAGCGCAAGGGTCGCCAGAACGCAGAGGACGAAGCCATCATCCGCTACGAGTCGCGCATGGAAGTGATGCGGGGTGCAGCATGAACTCCAACACCATCCGAATCTTGAAGCTTTTGCGCTCGGTTAAAGGCGACTTCATGCGCGGCTATGCGATGGGAGCAATGAACGCAGAGTTGTGCAACTTGGACGCTTGGGAGCAGCAATACCTGATCAATGTTTCGAACCAGATCATCTGGAGGGGAGCATCGGCATGAACTGCTCACACGATTGTTCACAGGGCCGCGCTTGCTCTTGCTACAAGGCCCACTTTGACAGCCTTGGACAACGCATGGAGCAGCAAGTCTCTGCTGATTGGCACATCTGGGAATTGATGGACGCGCTTTCGTTCAGCGCCCTGATTGCCCTCCCGATGGTTCTTTACTTTCTCTGGATGTAACCCATGACCACATTTTTCAGGATCGTTTCTTACCGGCTCAAGGCTGGATTTACTTGGAAGAACGCGATTAAAGACGCTTACCGCACTGTGCGGGGAATTTATTAAGGGAATGAAATGAGTGTTTACAAAGCAATCAATGCCGTGCAAGCTGATCTTGCAAAAATTGGCATCACCAAGGGCCGCACCAACACACAAGGCAGCGGCTACAAGTTTCGCGGAATTGATGACGTTTACAACACCATCGCGCCGCTGCTGTCTGTTCATGGCTTGTGCATCCTGCCGCGAGTGCTGGCCCGCACTGTGACAGAGCGCCAGTCGAAAATGGGCGGTGCGTTGTTCTATGTTGTCGTAGAGGCCGAGTTTGATTTTGTGTGCGCCGAGGACGGATCTAAACACACCGTCAAGACGTTTGGCGAGGCAATGGACAGCGGCGACAAGGCAACTAACAAAGCCATGTCTGCGGCTTACAAATACGCAGCCTTTCAAGCGTTCAGCATTCCCACCGAATCCGACAATGACGCAGACGGCCACACGCATGAAGTGGCAGCAAGTCAAGTGCCAGTCCGCGCAACTTATCAGGCCAAACTGGCAGACGTTGCATCGTCCATCAAGGTGCTGAACAGCGCCAAGGACGTTGACGCACTAAACAAGTTTTGGGCCGCGGAGTCTCCCAAGTTTGACCGAGAGAGCAAGGAATTCATTGCCCTGCGCAATGCTGCGAATGAGCGCAAGGCCTACCTGCAAGACATGGCACTTGCAACATTGCAGGACGCAACGGCATGAGCGCACTCTACGCAATCACGAATGATTACCTGGCGCTGGCTGAGAAGCTGGCAGATGGTGACTTTGACGCCCAAACCATTGCCGACACTATCGAGGCTTCCGGCATCACGGACGATCTGGCCACAAAGGCCCAGGGTATCGAACACGTTGCCCGTGGGGCAGAGGCTCACAACCTCGCTATTGACGCTGAGATTGCCCGTTTGCAGGCTTTGAAGGCCCATCGTGTGAAGGTGGCCGCAGGGCTTCGCCAGTACCTGCTGGACAACATGCAACGCGCAGGAATCGTGTGTATCGAGTGCCCGTTGTTTCAAATCAGCATCAAGAAAAACCCGCCTTCGGTGGATGTGTTTGACACCATCAATCTGCCCGCTGAATTCATGGTTGTGCCAGAGCCTAAGCCATTGGTAGCTGCGCCCGATAAGAAGGCCATCGCTGCTGCGTTGAAGGCTGGGACTGATGTGACGGGTGCGCGTCTGGTGCAGGGTGTGAGGTTGTCCATCGCATGAAAAAGACAACCGCTTACGCCAAGAAACTGCAACGCCAGGGCAATCAATACAACGGTGCGGAATGGTTGAACACCATCACCAGATCACGCTCATACGACGATCAACCTGTACCCGGTGCAGTTGCTCGGGAGACTTCGATGGAGGCCGCCCTAAAGGCTTTGAACCGGGTTCGCTTGGCCTTCGTGCAGATTCAGGACAACCCGGTGGATGGCGAACATTGCTTTGACTTGCTGGCCCATGCAACAGGCGTGGCAAAAGTCAGATACGCGCAGATTGGCGGCAATGATTGTGAGCCGGTGCAGATCATTGACTTGGCAGATGATGCACTGCTGAAAGTCCGCGCCCGCTACATCAAGTGGGGAAAGTGGGAGTTTTTGGAGAAAGAGGTGGACGATGTTGCCGAGGCGCTCGATCTGTATGAAATGGTGCTGCTGAACAGCAGTCCAGGGCTTATGTCGGATGCAGTGGAGATTCGGCAAGAGTTGCTTGAAAAGCAGAGGGCGGCAGCATGAGTAACAAAATCAACCTGTTGAACCACGGCTCCGTCCGCCTAGTCGAGTCGATGGGCAACGATCTGTCTGTATGTCGCAGCGCCCGCGTAAGCTATGACGCTGAGTGGCGGGCAGGCGAGGATGCTGGCAAAGATGCAAAGCTGATTGACTACCTTGTCCGCAACCGCCACACCTCCCCATTGGAGTGCGTGCAGTTTACGTTTGAAGTGAAGGCTCCGATCTTCGTCGCACGGCAGTGGATGCGTCACCGCACGGGTAAGTACAACGAGATCAGCGCCCGCTACTCGGAGTTGCCGGAGGAGTTCTACATCCCAGAGGCGAGCCAGATCACCACGCAGTCGGCCAGCAATAAACAGATGCGGACGGACACAGTGCACCCGAATGCCGAAGGGTTGCAGGGACTTATCGCTGCTGTGTGTGCGGATGCTTTCAAGGCGTACCACGTTCTGATTGCAGATGGTTGCCCGCGTGAGCTGGCCCGCAGTGTGCTGCCTGTAGGCACCTACACGCGGTTCTTTTTTACGATTGACTTGCACAACCTGTCGCACTTCCTTCGGCTGCGTCTGCACGAACACAGCCAGTACGAGATTGTTGTCTATGCACAGGCCATGCTGGAGCTTGTTGAGCCAATCGTGCCTGTGACTGTGGCAGCACTTAAAAGGAGCTGGGAATGAACCACCCAGATGAACGTGAGTACCGCACCCACATGGCATACAGCCGAGCCTTGGAGTCGTACTGCAAGGAGCTGGAGACTACCCACGAAAACATGCTTGCAACCCTATCGCTTATGGGCACCCAGTGGGAGCAGGAGCGCAAGTTAAGCAGTGAGCAGGCTGCGGAGATCGAGCGGCTGCGCGATGCACTGCTACACATATCTGGAACCACAGACGGGACAGACTGCAATAACGTGGCCATTGAAGCACTGAAGGAGAGCAAATGAACACAATCTATTTTTGGGTTGGGTTGGTGATAGTCAATTCGATTCTTGGCGCACTCTGGCTTTTGACGGGATGGATTGGCAAGGGATTGATGCAGCGCCTTACCCGTATCTACCACATGACCGTAATCCTTTACTGGCTTAAGCGGCTTGAGAAAGAAGGACGCCATACATTCCAACGCGCACGCAATGAGGTACAGAAGTGACCGGCTGGGACAACGGCCTCTGCCAAGACTACAGCCGAGCACTTGGTAGCTGGTTCGCTAACCGGCTGGGTGCTAGACAACAACTAAGGAACGACATGACCACAAAGAACGCCAAGAAGATCATGCTCTGGAAGGGCATCGAACGCTACCGCAAATCAATCGGCGGCGAGAGCGAGAACCACCACACCGAAGCTCTGCACAACTACATTGATGACATGCTTGACGTTGAGGAAATGGACGCAGTAGCTATCCAGTACGCACACCGGATGGCACTGGCTCTTGAGTGTGTACTAAGCGAAGGCGCTTACAGCAACAAGTGGTACTCGGCCACCATGCAGATTCTCGGTGAGTACCGCAGCGCAATGAACGAAATCCACGAACAACACAGCCCGACATTTATGGGGGAGCCACGGATATGAACTACATCGTGATGTGCGGCAAGAAGTCCATCGCAACAACGGATTGGTTTGCCCCAATGTCCTATGGCCGTGGCACCGAACCCGATCCAGATCAGCTACTCATGCGTGGTCGTGCAACCCTGTTTGACTCAGAGCGCGAGGCGATGGATGCGCTGCAAACGTCGCTTGTGAAGTCGAAAGCAGACGGTGGTACGTGGGTAGAGAAGCACACCTACTCGGTGGTGGAGTGCAGCAAATGACCCTCACCCGAACACAACTCCAGCAGTTGAAGTCGTACTGCGATTGGGCTGCATCGTCAGGCGTTTACTACGGCAATCAAGCGCAGTTCATCGCACGGCACACCGCCATCGTAGCGTGGCTACAGAAACAAATAGATACGACACCATGAACGACGAAGCAATCAGAAATGCCGCAATCAAAATTGACACTAGTTTTGAGCGGGTGCAGTTTTATTTTCAATGCGGCACCGGCGAAAAAGTATTGAGCGCAGCATCACGCAGAGAGATGCTGGAGTGCATCAACCGCGCAGCACTGAAAGGAAAGCAAATGAACACCACCACCGAAGCACTGCCCGAGCCTGAATATTATGAGCGCAAGGGCATGTTGCACGACATTGATCCAATCAATGACCCAACATTTAACTACCAAAAGCTCTACACATCCACCCAAATGCACGCCTACGCAGCCAAGTGCTGTGCAGAGAGGGATGCGGATATTGAGAGGCTGAAAGATGCGCTGATCGGTATAGACGCACGGGCTACGGCAGCACTCAAAGGAACGATATGACCAAAGACGAAATCATCCGCTTCGCAGAACTGGTGGCCGCAGCCGAGCGAGAAGAATGTGCGAGGGTGTGCGAAGAAGAAATCACCGACCTGCGCACTGCACTGGCAGAGCGGGATGAGCTTCTGGCGTTTATCGAGCGCTGGGCGAATCACCATGCACCCAAACCGAACATGACCGCTGAGGAAGCATTGAGCGTGATTCAGCACCACCCATCCATCAAAGCTATCACCAAGAAATATGCGGATGGGAAAGTGCCAAACACCTTTGATCCGTATGCTGAACTCACCACCCTCAGAGCAGCCGCGCAACAGGCACTGGAGTGGTTCGCATACTTCCATGACGAAGGCGGTACTGCGTTTAGCACCAACGTGCAGGACACACTCACCGCAGCACTGAAGTGACCGGCTAGGTGCTAGACAACAACTAAGGGACGATATGACTAAAGACGACATCATCCGCATGGCGCAGACCGCAGGGCTGCTGCGTATAGGCGACGGGTGGAGTGAGCCTGCTCGGTGGGGCGCACAAGAGATTGTCCAGTTCGCAGCACTGGTCGAAAAGGAAGCTAAACGCGAAGCCAGTTTTGACCGCGCAGACCTTTGGCTTGGGCGTATTAACGAGGCTGTTAAGCAAGAGCGAGAGGCTTGTGCGAAGGTTGTTGAGGATTGCCCATCATACGATTGGCATCGCTTTGCATGTGAGACCGCCGCAGCCATCCGCGCAAGGAGCAACACACCATGACCCCTTACAGAGAGATTGATTTCGGGTTCCAGTTTGGCGCAGCAAAGGTAACACGCTGCATGTCAGATGACCGAACTGGATGGGTTGTCGTAGCTGTTGATACGCCCAAGACGCATGTGCAGGTTTACGTCACTAAGACCGGCAAGGTGCGGGTGTACACAGATAAGAAGGAGTTGAAATGATTGAGAAACTACGGGCCGCGCTGGAGGCGTTGGAGGCAGCAGAGCAGGTTCTGAACCAGAGCTACCGGGACAGCGTTATGGAAATTGGCTACAGGTGCCATACATCGGCAGTAACCCTGCGCTCTGTGATTGCAGAGCTTGAGGCGCAATCAAAGGCCGAGCAAGAGTCTGCACTGCAACGACTCAGCGACCTTGGGCAGCAGATTGACGCGGGCAAGGCTTGGGCAGAGTACCAGAATCGGGCGGGGATTCTGAGTATTTTTGAGGGGGATGCGAAGTGAGCGACAACGAACTAATCCGCAGTGAGATTGCAAGGGTAATGTCCCGCGCTCACCCGCCCGTCATCATGTCGCTTGAGGACGTAGCCGCCTTCACAGGCATGTCCTACAACTACGTCCGCAATGAGTTGCAGAACCAACCAGACTTCCCGCCTAGGCTGGACAGGTTCAAGTCACCGCGTTGGAGCAGGGACTCCATCATGGAATGGGCCAGGGTTTCAGCCTAGATTCTTGGCAATGTCGCTGGCGGTCTTGCGGTAGTAGCAAAGTAACGACTTGAGGTCACGGTGTCCAATCATCCGGGCGAGGTCGTGAATGTCCAGCTTCTTTGCCAGCGCGGTGATGGCATTGGCTCTGCTATCGTGGAAGTGCAGATTCTTGATTCCGCAGGCATCACGGGCACGGCGAAACAGCGCGTCCCGCGTGCCAGGCTCTAGCGTGAAAACACGTTCTGCGTCTAGCCCTTGCAGCCTCTTGAGCAACTCCACCGCCCTGGTGGACAGGGCAACTTCTCGACTATCCCCGTTCTTTGTCTCCGGCAGGCTCACATACTGAGCCTCAAGATGCACCCTGCCCCAAGTCAACCCAAGCAGTTCACTTGAGCGCATGGCAGTCTCAAAGGCCAACAGGAGGGCAACAGCGCACTGCTGGGAGTAGGTTTCCACCTTGTCCACGTATCCCAATGCGGTGACTATTCTTTGCGCCTCAGTGCCCACAAACAGGCGGTCACGGTGCGCTGCGGCTGGCGGGCGCTTCACATCGTTAATCGGGTTCACGGTGACCATCCCCCAATCCCTGCGGGCCGACTCAAACACCGAACGCAGGATGGTCATCTCTTTCCGGACGGTAGCCAATGCAACCACCTCCATCCGCTTATCTCTGAACCGGCTTAGGTCGGTGGCCGTCACCTCTGCAATCAGCCGCAGGGTCGGCAGCAGGCCGGGTATCTTTGCCAGCGCCTTGAGCCGCTTGGCGTAGTTGTCGCCGGACTTGAGGCCGGGGCATACTTCCTTGATGTATCGGTCTATGGCGTCCTGCAAGGTGGCCTTGACGATGCCGCGCTTCTGTTCTCGCAGCTTGGCCTCCAGCGCATACCCCCACGCAGCGGCCCTCGCCTTAGAATCGAAAATCTGGGACTCAGGTGGGTGGCCTGCTACGCGCACACGGCACTGGTAGCCGGTGTCTCGTTTGATGATGGTGGGCATTGGGGACAGTCAGGGGACAATCCGGTGATGCTACACCGTGCCAGACAGTGCAAAACACTGTATAGGGTAAACGCTTAGAGCCTAGCAACCATGCGGGTTAGAGCGTGATTCATGCACAGTAGTGCAAACCCTAAGAAGCGCCAGAGATAAATCTTCTGGGCACCATTCTCTATAGCTACAGCCCATTTTGGGGACAGTTTAGGGACAGTATGACGAGGCCAGTGGTTGAAAGATCACTGGCCTTTTGTCTATTTAACCGGCTGCGAATTCGCCAAAATGTCTGTCTTGTCCTTGCTTCCGCTGGTCGTTCCAAACCAGAAGGACATGACCATGCCCCAGGCGGTTGATAGCGAACCCAACATGATCAGCAAAGCCTGGGAGTCTGTGACCTTGAGCCACTGCCCCATCATGCCGATCAGGATGCCGAAGTACCCAGTGGTCACCACCAGCGACAGCGTGGCGGGCATCTTGGAGCGCACTGTTGCCAGCATAGACCTGGCGCTTGCACGATCCTCCGCATGGACTTTCTCCAAGTCGATGGCATTGGTCTTGCAGAACTTCTTGAACTCAATCTCTGCCAGCTTGATCTGGCTGATCTGGTCGGGTGTCATCTTGCCGCTGTTCAGCACTTCCGTGACCGCTTCCACGGTCTTGCTCTCCACGCCCAGTTTATCGGCAAGGAACGCAGCAGCGGCACCGCCAAGCGGCCCACCTAGTGCTGTGCCAAGGAGTGGAGCCAGTGTCTTAAACCAATCACTCATACAAACACCTTTGTCCCAGATTTGTCGATGGTCAGAACCTGCCTGCGCTCACCGTCAAAGCTGATGTGAATCCAAGAATTGAACTCATGGATTAGCTGGTCGAATTTCAGCCCAGACGCCTTGAGCCTTCGCACAATGTCCACGGGTCTACCGGCAGTGGGGCAGGTGAAGTCAATGGCAAAGCCCCGCGTATGAGCGCTGGTCGGCTTGCTGCCAAGAGCCTCGTTCAGCTTGGGCGACCTGTACCAACTTGAAACATGGATAGCGTTGGAGTTGAGTTCCATACGGACAAGCTCCATGCCCAAAGCCGCCTTCTTCATGTTCCTGACCACATCTAAGGGTGGGTCGTTGTCAATGTCAAGCCGTGCAGCGGTCTGCGATGCGATGGCTTCTTCAAGACTAAAGTGGGCGCTTAGGGGTGTCATTTGTCAGCCTTCCCGTGTATTGCGTTCATCAGTTCGATGTGCCGTGCGAAGCTGTCTGAGCGCATGGCGTCCATTTGGTGATGGAACTCCTTGCGATCAAGTTCAGCGTTTGCGAACAGCTTTACGATGTGCTCATTAGCCCTGTCGCTCTGCCTGCGCGATTGATCACGCAAGTCGCCGGTGACGGTATCGACGTACTCCATCATCCTGTCGTTCAGCACGGAGTGGCCTGACGATGTGCCGGATTGGAGTTTTTCATGCGCAGCCCACAGTGCATCGTGCTCCTTGGAATTGGTATTCCAAGCCCAGGCAACGATTGCGAAGAGTGGGGCAGACAGCCATTTAATGAGTTCGCCAAGAAGTGAGAGCAGGTCATGGTCTGGTGGATTCATTACTTCTCCGAAACGGGCTGGGTGGTGACGATGCGCAGCACAGTGACCACCACGCTGATGGCGATACCCACGTACATCTGCTCAATGGGCGAGAGTGGCAGCAGGCCGACGTAACCTTGCAGGACGGAGAGTACGGCCAGCAGCAGGGCGAAAAGAACCGTGCGGGATTTTAGGAGTTGAAGGGCGGTGGTCATGCTGGCTTGTAAGAAATTGGTGCGAGGTCATAGCTAAGTGACGTTCCGGTTCGCGCCACAAAGTACAAAATGCCGCCGCTGATCGTGGCAACAGCAGTGCCAGCGCTGGCGTCAGTAGCGGGAAGCACAAACCATGGGACAACATCCGGGGCCGGAAGACCTTGGCACATCACCGAATAAGCGCCAGGGGCACCTGAATGCAGCACAATGCCTCTGCATCTGGTATGGCCACTTTCGTCCGTATAAAACTGCGGTGTTGGTGTGCTGTTAGACCAGCCGCCGGTCCCAGCGGTGACTGTTGTTGCGGATACAGAAACCAGAGAATTCTGGTTCGCGTTGTCCGTGATTTTGTAAAAGGTCAGTGAGCCGGTGGAGATGCTCTGCTTGCCAGACCTAAACACGTTTCCAACAACAGTCAGGTTTGAAGAAGATAGCAGCGTGAAGTCGTTGCCAGAATATGTGCCTTCGTTAAAGTTGTTGGCTGCGAATACAAGCCCATCACCCTTGTGGGAGAAGTAAGAAGTCCCGGTAAAAGCGTTGCCAACAAACGAGTTTCCGCCCTTTCCTTCACTTTCAATTGTTATCAGGCAATTCTCAAATGTATTTCCGACAAAGCTGTTATTTAGTATTTGGTCATAGGCTGCGCCTTGCTGCGTGCCGTTGAACAATGGCAGGTCTTTTACTCGACATGACGCGAAGGTGACACCCTGCAACGTAAAGCCGCTCCCGAGGATGGAGAACAGATTTCCCGTATTTGATGCGCCCCTATAAAACTCGCAAGACGAAAAGTGAATATTAGAAAAGTCCCCGCCATACCCAAAGACCAAGCTACTGTTGGTGCCTCCCTCGGCGGAAAAGATGCAGGACGAGAAATTGCTATCGTTAAACGATGCCCCCGTGGATAAATCCACAAAACTGTAGTTTTCAAAATACTGGGTGTTGGTTGAGTTGATGCCGCCAAAGGAGACGAACCCAGAAACAACTGGAGAGAATACGGTGCCGTTGTACTCAAATCCGCAGTTCTCAATGGTCACGTCAGCAAAGCGAGAGCCACGGAAAACCTCTCCAAACTCAAATGCGCGCACGCCCCTGAATAGCGCTTGGGTCACGCCAACGCTGTTATGTGGAATTGGAAAGCCGTTTCCTGAGAGCAAGAACACGGCGTCCGTGCTGTTGTTCGCTTCGGTGATCGCGCCAAAGTTTTCCATCTGAATAGGCCCGCCATCCACGATAGTGAACATCACGCGCTTGCTGATCGTGTTCCCACCAACCAAGGTTGATGTTGTCCATGTTGCCCCGCCAGGCAAGGTGTTTGACAGAAGTAGAACGGTGCCCGACGAAAGACTGTTGCCTGCATTCACGAGGCCCGACTGCTCACCCACAATCTTGATTCCGTAAAGCAATGGGATTGGCTCGGAAATTCGATACTTCCCTCGTGGAAATTTCAGCTTCACGCCAATCTGTTGACCCCAGCTTGCAGCATTGCTTATGTATTGCTGCGCCTCTGCAAGTGCGAGTGCAATCGCTGCACTGTCATATGTCGCGCCGTCACCCACCGCACCATAGTCTTTGACGCTAATCTCGATTTCTCTCAGTTTTGACTGGACGGTTCTTGCAACAGCACCAGTGCCGCTTTGGATGAAGCCGACTAGGGATGAGCCGGTGGAGGCTGTCAACGCAGGACGCAGGCCAGAATCAGCCCCGCTAATATTGTCCTGCGTCCACTGAATCGCCCCGCCAGCGCTCTTCAAAATGAACTTGTAGCTAATCGCAGGATCAAGCCAAAGCACGCACTCGCCCCGCGAATCAAGCTGAATCGGATTCGTGTTCAGCGTCGATTGCGACTGATCCTGCCAGGTGTTTGTCGGAGTTGTGGAGCCTGCAACGTACACCGTCAAAGTGCCGTTTGCGAGGGGTGCGCCGGTTGCGGATGAGAATTGGTAACGGGGCAGAGTTGCTATTACGGCAGTCATGGGTTTCCTTTAGGCAAAGAAAAAGCCGCACTAAGGCGGCTTGAATTGGAGTAGTTTGGATCAGTAGGTGATGGGTGCAGCCAACCTGCTGCCGATCAATCCTGAGCCTGTGGCAATGCTTTGATTGCGGTTGTTCATCTCTTGCAGGATTGCCGCCAATGAATTCACGTTCTGCTGGCCTTGCTGGCCTTTGGATAGCAGGATGCTGCCCATCTGGTTGCGAACACTCTCAGGAGTAGAAACCTTGTTCCACAGGTTCTTTGCTGCACTTCCAGCGCCCCACAAGTTGCCGGCCTTTGCGTTAGCCACCATGCTTGCGGCATCAGTCGCAGCGCCTGAGTCCAGATCACCGGCAGCAAACTGGCGCTGTGCAGTCTGCGAACCTCGTCCAACGCTCTCCAGTCCCTTTAAGCGACCTTCCTTGGCAACGTCTGCGGCAAACTGCCTGTAGCTGCGTTCATCGCCAAATATGGCTTTCAGCTTCTCCTGTGTGGCTGGCTCTTTCCACATATTGATGATGTTGGTTTGCCCGCCTTGAGTGCCTAGTTTGTTTCTCAAGGCTTCAAACGCACCCAAGCGAAACGCTTGCTTTTCAGAGTCGGACAGGTTCGCAGTCAGTCCTGTGATTGTTGCGCCGTCCTTTGTGATTGCGTTCCTGCCCTGTTGTGCTGCGTCAATGATTGCAGACGGCCCAGCGTAAGCGTTACGGGCTTCGCGGTACAGAACTTGCCCGGTTTGCGGGTTGGTTGTAAGGTTGTCCAATTCGGACACAAGCGCCGCTTTCAGACCTTGGTAGCTTGCGCCTTTCGGAGTGTATTTACCCGCCGCAGCATCCCATTGTTTCGCAATCAGTTGGTCAAGTCCTTGCTTTACGTGGTCAAGCTGCCCCATGTTCCAATCATTAGGATTGGTTGGGCTAATGGAGAATGGCTGCCGGTTTGCCGTAGAGATTGCGCGAGCCTCGACCAGTGCGCCAAGATCGTCAGCAGCTTGCACGATAGAGCGCAGGTTGTCAGTCGGCGGCACATCTACCGTGCGAAGCTGGGTGTAAAGCGGAGCCGCAGCAGTTGCCCGAGCCTCGTCCCATGCTTGAAGGTTTGGAGCAAGCCGCTGGCCTTGGGCGTTCAGGTTCTGTTCTGCAGAAGAAATCATGCGCGAACCACGGCCAGCCTGACGCTGGTGGATTGCCTGCTCTACCTGTTCCTTTGTCTTGCCGGGGAGGATTGCCAGAGTGTCCAGAAGGCTGCGAGTGCTTGCGCCACCTGCGTCAACTACCCTTGCCTCATCGCCAAGCGTGGAGAGCCTAGCGCCCATCCGGCCCGTGTCTGTTGCATCCCTTGCTGCTGCTTGGGCAATTTTGTATTGGGCGTACTTCTCAGCCAAGGCTTGAGTGGCAGGGGAGTTGGAGACACGTTGGCGAATGTTGCCGCCCACCGCCCCAACGACACCAGCCACAGGCACGCCAACACCGCCAAGCGCCGCGCTTAAAAGTGCATTCTTGCCACTATCGGCAGCCACGCCGCCAAGACTGTCGGCGGTTGAATCGCCAGCACCTTGGACTGCGCCATAGGTTGCACCAGTCCCTGCGGCCTGAGCAGCGCGTGCCAGCATGCTTGTGCCGTTTGCCACGGTATTGACAACAGGAATGGCCTTTGCGGCAGTCATCACCGGAGCCAAAGCATTCACGGCAAGCATGGGGGCAGACGCCGCCATTTGCGTTACAGCGGAGCCTATGGGGAAGTCTTCTTTGTACTGATCTTGAATGCCGCGCACATGGTCGCGGTTTCCGGTGTAATTGTCCGACAGGCTGCCACCCTTGGTGATGGTGTCATACACCCCACCAATGCCGCCAAGCACTTCATCTCCAAAGCCCATCAGCGGGCCATTGATAACACTTGCAAGGCCACGAGCAATAGGGTTTGATACCTTGCGCCCTTCTTGGTAGGCTTTGCTCTTCGCGCCCTTTGGCTCATCCCATGTGATTGACGAAGGATCAATTGATGGAGCGCCCCAAGCAATCGAGGTTTTATCAATTGGCATATTCAACCGTCCCATCTGAGTATTTCACAACTTTCTTGCCGTCTTTGGTTGTGCCGGTTTGGACGATTGTTTTGTCTGCTGACGCTCTTGGCTTGTTCTGCCCGCGATCAACAATCACACGCTTGGGATCAGCTCCGTAGTCAGTCGCACGTTTGCCATAAGCTGCATCCACCTCTAGCTGCGCCGCCTTTGCTTCTTCAAACAAGTCGTTTGCAGCTTTGCGCAAATTGCTCTGCTGGGTCGTTGTCATGGTGCGGCCATTTTGTAGCGTGCTGACAATGTTGGTCGCACGGTCAAACCAGCCGGAAGCGTTAAGCGCCATGCCCAATTCAGTCTCCCGAACAACGGAGTTTGGATCAAGAATCTTCATAAACGCCGTACCAGCGGCAAGCGCAGAGCCGGGGTTCTTGTCCGCTGTTTCAATGGCACTCAGAACCTTCTTCATTGCTGTAGATGTTTCCGCGAAGCCCTTGCTTTCCGTGCGGTAGTCATCTTGCAGCTTAAGCTCAACGTCCTGCGTTTTCTTGCCGACAATGGCCTGCCCGGCAATGGTGTTTGCGCCGCTGTCAGTCTGGAACTTCAAGTCCTGCCCGCGTATTGTCACGCCACGGCCTTTTGCCGCATCCTGCGACCTAAGCACCTCGCCGGGCGTCGGAAGCATTGGCACCGGCTGCGGCGCTTTGTAACCAGGTGCATTGGGATTGGACTCGTAAGGCGTTTTAACTTGGCCGTTGTCCGTCCATTTGGTATCAGGAGCAAACGCCTTCATTAGCTGCTCTGCGGATAGTTGCGAGTAGACGGATTGCAGCAAACGCGCCTTTATACCTGCGGAATCCTGCGGGAGCGAGGATGTAAATGACTCGAACATATCGGGCCGCATGGCACCACGCTGGACAAGTCCTTGCGCAACAGCAATAGCCCCATCCCTGGACAGGCTTGGATCGTACGCGGCAGCGCCTAGCTCCTGCTGCACGATTGCGTGATTGTCTTTTGCAAGCTTGAAGTCTTGCGCGGACACCTCGCCCTGTAGCTTCTTGCCTTCAAGCGCTGACTTCTGGTATTCCATTCCCTGTTTGGGGGAAATTGCCATCAGCCCACGAATGAACTCAGGGCTTTGCGGGTCGTTCTTGGCGTAGTAGTCGCGCAGCTTGTTCGACTCATCGAACGTCTGCTGGTGCTGCTGCATCTGCAAGTCTGCAAGCTGGTTTTGCTTTTGTGCGTTCTGCATTTGCATCATTTGTGCAAGTGCGTTCATGGGGTTGTCCAACTTTACGGGCTGGACGCCCAATGCGATTGATGCGTCGATTCCCATTACCGTGCTCCCCCTGGGCTGTAGCCTGTGGATTGTGCGCCGCTATACGATGCGGGGTTATATGGATTGTTTTGATACAAGTCCATCATGCGATTGTTTTGGTAAGCGCTGTAAATGCCGCCAATGCCGTTATTCAGTGCGTTGGCACTTCCAACATAGCCCGAGGCGTTCGCATTGCCTACGCCGATTTGATTGGCGCTGACGTTGTTTGCCATGTTCTGCCCTGCTGCGCCGATTTGGTTTGTGGCTTGCTGCCCAGCACCAGACAATCCTGCGTAGCGGTTGTATTGGGTGGCTTGATCGTTGTTGAACCGGTTGTAGGACTCGTTTGCCTTGGTGGAGCCGTAGTCGTTGCCGTACTTGGTCAGGGCTTTAAGAGTCGCGCCAGACAGGAAGGAGCCACCGGCAGCGGCTTGTCGGTTGATGCCCTGCACGCCTTGATCAAGCCCAAACTTCAACCCGTTTTGATATACAGGGTCGGCATTCAAGTCTTGTTGTGTGAACCGGCGATCAAACTGCCCGCCATTCATCAGCGCGGCTAACTTGTTGTTCGCAGCCAGGCCGGTGTCACGGAATGGAGCGTTATCTGCACGAGTCTGGTCGTACATATAGCGCTGCGTTTCATTCGACTGCGCCGCTGCGTCAGATTGCGCACTTGCCGCACTCTTTGACGCGTTCATTGAATTCAGCGTGCCAACCGCTGCGATACCGGCACCAACCCATGCTACAGACATAGCGTATCTCCTTCAAATTCCAATTGTTCTGAATAGCTGTCAAATGAAATCGCGTGTTCTATCTTGGATAGATCGGTTTCATCTGTGCGAAAGACGTTTACAAAAACGGTGTCTTCATGGGCATAGCCAACTTTCTGGATGCCAGCCGGGGAAGATACTGAGTAACCAGCCCTCACCCTTGCCGAACCCGTCTCAGTGATCACGCTAATGTCGCCTCTGCTAACGATGTTCAAGCATGGCAAGCGGTGAACCTTCCCAATCAGGAAAGAACCTTTTGGGATGAACAGTTCGCGCATGTAAACGCCATCCAGAAACGTGTGCTTAACCTCAAACTCTCGCTTGTCATCACTTGGCAGTGCCAACATTTCATTGGTCAGTGCGCGAATCCATGCGCCGACTTCCTTTGCGTCATTGCTGGGCGGGACAATCTCGCCCGTGCGCTGATCAAGGAATGCGGGGTAGCGCCCAAGGGCCAGCAGCTCACTGCTGAATGTCACCCTCACGGTATGGACTCATACCCTGACGCCACCAGCGAAATGGAAGTCGCAGAGCCAGCCAGGGCTTGCAACGTGCCACCAGCGGGCAGCGTTTGGCCGATGGCAGAGCCGACATTGAAAGCCTCTCCTGCTGCAATCGCCCTAGCCGACAGAACCATATTCGACGCCGTAGCCGAGCCACCATTCGGCACCAGGTGCATCGTGGCCGTCACAGCACCCGCAGTCGTATTGGTCAACGTGCAAGCCGAGATAGTCGTGAGCGTGTTTGCGGGTGTCGTGTAGTACGTTGCTGCAACTGCGGTAAGTTGCGAACCGTCTACGAGGCGTTTGGGGAGTCTTTGCATGGTGTTTAGCTCATGATTCCCGCACGAATCAGGGCAGTGCGGATATTGTTAAGAAGGGTGATTGCGGCATCACGGTTCACTGCTGTGTCATATCCACCGGCAGCGGTTCCAACTCCACCGGCAGGAGCAGCGCCACCGGATGCAGTGGGTGTTTGGTAGCTTGCGGCCTGCACAATGTCTGCCAGGTTCTGATCGAAGGCGGTGGGTTGCTGGACGAACTCAGCCATCAGGCCATCTTGCGAAGGCGTCTGCTGAACGTCCGTGTAGGCCACGTTTACCGAACTCATGGACGCATCACCAACAATGTCGCCGTATGTGTCAGAGCCGACAGAGCCGAGGACGCCACCAGTGCGGTTAACGATCTCTTGCAGTGCTCGGTAGGCTTCTGGCGTTAGAGTGCCATCAGTGTTTACGAACTTGATGCGGGCGGGGAATAGGACTAGGGCGGTCATTTCAGCCTAGAATTGCTTTTCAACACAAGGGGAATTTTCATGGGCCAAACCTATAGAGCAGCAGGATGGGTTAGTGCAGACAAGCAAGCAAGCGTCCGACTAACAACAGAGGAGCAATCAAACCTGTCCGACGATGAACTGTTGTCAGAAGCAAAAAAAGAGGCGGAAAGCATAGGGCTAGAGATTGGCGACGGTGAAATAGTCATTTCTTCTTGGACTGAGTAGCTTTTTTTACAATCTGATCCGGGTCAAATGCGATTGCCGTGTAACCAGAATCAACATTTGTCCCTTGTGGGTAGATGATGCCGTCATGCCCATTTGCATCCGCATAACGTCTTGCGGCCCACTTATCATCCAAGAATTGTTGAGTCAACTTACCCGCATTTCCTTCTGAATCATTCATGCCCACCACAAGCGGGTTTTGCATGTTCAAATCGAATGAGCGAACAACACCACTAGCCCCATCAACATCTGACTTTGACAACCAAGGCTCATCCCTAAGAAGTCGCGCCCTTTTTGCCATGTCAGCGTAAAGACTTGCGTCAGCCTTGTTATCTGAAAAGTGGAACCCAATACCAGCGTCTGCCGATTTAGTGTTTGTCCCAAGCAATGAAGGATCAAACCTCTCAAACGGATCAGCACTGCCGTGATAAAAAGTTTTTGGCGATTGAGGCCAATTTATTGACCCGGCCATTGCCTGATCAGTCGCCAAATCGGCCAGCTTGCTACGCATTTGCGACTTCTGCTGCGGACTGTTCAAGACAGTCTTGTCTCCCGCCATTGGGTAGGCATTGCTCATCAGGTTAAGCAGCGCGTTTTGATCTTCACCAAAGCGGCGCACGCCCAAATCGAGCGAACCCATTGGATCAGCAAGGACGTTCTTTACCTTGCGCTTGAGTCCGTCGCCGTAGCTGTAGAGGTCTGCGAGTACGCCCATTTACATCTCCACCACTGCGCCAATGACGGCAAATTTACAAGCCTCAGTCGTGCGGATTTCCCACACTCGATTTCTGCCCTGCCCTAGCCTGCGGAAGATGCAGCGCACACCGTACTCACCGACTTGGCCCATAGAGGCGTAATGCTCATTGCTCCATGTATGACCGCCATCGTTTGACCAGCGAAGGGCAAGCTGTGGATCAGGAACAGCGTCGTTGCCCACGCCGGTTTCCATGTCCACTTGAAGCGAGGCAATGAAGATGCGCTCTTGTAGGTTTTCCGCTGTCTGTGATGCACGGAGTCTCAGGATGGGATCACCGTTATCAGTGAAGGCGTCCAAGTCGAGGGAGTAGATGTTTCCGGTTTCCCAATCGCCTACCAAGTGTTTTCCGTTGAAGAAGCATGAGCAATTGGCCCTCCAGCGCCCCAGAACGCCCGTAGACGGGTTCCGCCATGCACGTTCATGCCATTGCTGCGTCGCTGCGTCATAAACCCATGTGGCCCCGTCTGTGGGGAATGTGAGGACGTAGAAGATATGGCCTTCTTGCTGGTAGGTGAAGGCAAACGCGTCCGACAATGTGTAGTTGGCAAAGGCGAATTCCAGCGCATGGGTGGAGATTCGCATGGGGGTGTAGCCGTTGGCTCTCCAGACAATGCCCTGCCCTCTATCGTCAGCACCCAACCAGAACACGGTGTTGTCAGCTTTAGCGACAGTGCCACCAGCAGCGCAGCCGTGTTCAATGAAGGTGTTACCAGAGCGAGAAAATGGGAAGTCGGTGGAGCCAGTGTTAACCCACACTTCTGCCGAGTCATTGCCGAACAACCACAACTCGCGGTGATCTGAAATGATGCCGATGGTGTTATCGGGTGCGCCTTCTGCCGATGCGAAGTCCAGAGCATCCCAGGCTGCGCCGTCATACGCCGTGGTGTTGATCCAGAAAGACGGCGAACCGTTCTTGCCGGACACGATGAAGTATCCGTCTTGGTAGGTGCAACGCTTCACGCCATTGGGGAAGTCGGTGTCTGTGATGCTGGACAGCACGCCCGTTGCAGTCGTGATCAAGTAACCAGCCACGCCGTCAACGATCAGGATTTGTGAGCCGTTGGAGCAGATGCCAACTTCACCGGATGAGGTGCTGATGGTTCCGAGGGATGTGTAAGCGTTGGCTGCATCCACCTTGTATACCGTGCTGCCAGCGATCCAGTAGGAATAGGAGTCTTGCGAGATGCAGCCACGCGCAGGGGATGTGGGTAGGGTGAACTCAAGGACTGTGCCGGGTGTACCGTACAGGGCCACAGGAGCGCGGGGGCTGCTGTTGTCCATTTCCAGATACACATTCACAGCCTTCTGCGCGTCAGCGTTCAGGCTGCGGCTGGTGTAGGCCGGGCCGACAAAGGGCACGCGGACTTTCATCAGTAAGTCCCAGAATAGATGTTAAAGCGCAGGTTGCGCAGGTTCACATTCATCTGCGGCACGACTACGTTTGTTCTGCGAATAGCGCGGCGGGCATTGATGGCACCACGCAGGACACTGGCAGGAAGATCACGAATGCCTGGGGCCAGTTCTTCGGCCAGCGAGTATTCCAGGGCTTTCTTGTAGCCAGGGACTAGCGTGTAGTCGGTGGAGGTGTCGGCAAACTGGGTGAGGTAGACAGCGCAGGGGAGGTGAATCTCCACGGCAACAGGCGGGACGGGGTAGAAGTAGACGCGGGCAGTGTCGGTGCTGCCGTCGTAGTAGAAGTATTGGGGGAAGGTGGATTGCACCGTCTTGAGCGTGATTCGCTCGTACTGTTCACGATCCAACTCTTCAAGCGGATAGTCCACGCCGTTCAATCGGGCGAATGCCCCGCCTTCGATGCGAGTCGGGCGCACGGCGTTGAAGTCCAAGCCAGTGCCGATGGTGGCCGACTGGCCTGATACGTTGGCTGTGATCTCGTTGACGGTAACGATGAAGTTGGATTGCGTGTTCCATCCGTCAATCATGGAATTGAGCGCGTCCAGTGCGTATTCCGTATCGTCACCGGACAATGGTTCGCCAGCGGCCTTGTATCCCAGTAGCGAGTAGGCTCTATCAATGATCTGGAGTGCTGTTGTCATCTTTAGCCTTGCGGGGTTTGCGAGTCTTTACAGGTTCATTCAGTGATGCGAAGCCTTCCATGCGCTTTACATCCTCTTCGGCTTTGTCTTTGACAACTACATAATCCTCAAGGGATTTGTAGAGGACTTTGGGGAATTCTTGAAACATAGTTCTCAAAGAAAAAGCCCCCTAGCCTTGTGAGCTAGAGGGACAGTTTTTAGTTGCTCAGAATACGAGCAGCCAATTGGGCACGAATTGTGCGATATCCGTACAAAACATCGAGACGGCAAGGCATCGTATCTGTAGAAATCGCATACTGGCGAACGATACGCATAGACAAACCGTCATACACTTCCCGGGCCGCAAAATCGACCCCGTTGGGCATGATCAGGTCAGCAGTCGCAAAGGCAAAGGCGTCCTTATGGAAAGCCAGCGAAGGCTTATACACAGCAGAAGCGCCGCCCACCTTGGTCAGAGCTGCACCGTTGGGCATACCAGCAGCAACCACGTTTTGCAGGCCCGTGGAGGTGTAGATTGCCGGAGCAAAGGCCAGAGAGCCAGCGCCGCCAGCGTAGTCGGTGGTAACCACGAACTGCTGCAATACACCGGTGTCGGCCTTGGTTTCGGGGTGGACGCGGTTGCAACCAACCACAGTGAACACATCGCCCTTCTTGAAGGTCGTTGCACCCACGGCCACAGTCACAGCGGCAGTGCCGTTGACGGTGATTGCGCCGTTCACCGTGTAAGTGGTGGCCGATGCGGCAGTGCCGGTAGTCTGCGAAGCAAGCAGCGTGTTCTCATAGATGGTGCCGAAGCCAGCGGTGCGGCCCACGATGCCTTCGCGGTACTGCTTGCTGATCTCGGTGGAGTCTTGGAACAGGCCTTTCAAGCCATCAACCATATCCAGATTGTCCTGGGTGTTCAGCAGCAGGGTGCGGTCATTGCCGGGAGCCAGGTTGTCCACCAGCAGCTTGCGGGCGGTCAAAGCCTTGTTGAACGTAATGGCAGAGCCAACGTTATTCACGCTGTTGTAAACGTCCAGAGCCATGCTCAAGGCGTCTGCTTCCATGTTGGCGGCGAGAACGGCCATTGCGGGCTGCAAGATGCGTTCGCTAAAGTCATCCATGCTAAGGGTCAACTCATTGGAAGAGAACGTAATGTCCACGCCCTTCTGGGTTGCAACTTGCAGGGTCGTGCTGGTTTCAGTGGTGTCCTGGGTTGACAGGGATGCGCCAGTGCGAACGGTGTACTGATTGGGCAGTCGGATTTTCAGCGAGTCGCCAATCTTGGCACCAGACTTGGCGAAACTATCGTCATAGGTGCGATTGATGGAGCCGATGAAGTTCAGCTTCTGGTGCAGGATTTGCAGGGCTTTGCGTGTGACGGCTGTGGGAGTGAGTAGTGCGTTGGGCATGATTCTCTTTCAGAAATGAAAAAACCACCCGTAGGTGGCTGGTTTAGTGGTTACCGGCTACGCGCTCGGGCCTGTTCTTTCCGCATCCATGTGTCAATGTCGTCGTCATCACTTGGAAGTGACGATGCGGACGATTTGCCACGCTGGCCCACGGGGTTGATTGGCTCGGGTGCTTTGCTCGGGTTTGCTTTCGGTCTTGCGGCCAACTCGGATTCGATCCGTGTCAGTTCGCGCGCGGCCTTGATGGGTGACATTTGCGATATGTCGTGCGCCTTGCCAGGGTTTTTCCCAAGGAAGTAAGCAACGTCTGCCCCCAAATCACTTTCGCCAATGAACTCAGCCATTGACTCATTGATGGACAGGGATGGATTGCTCACCACAGAATTGAAGTCTGGATAGCGCTCGGTGGCCTTTTCCGCCTTGTCGATGAAGCTCTCGCTCCGTCGTTCGGCTTCCTTGCTACGTTCGCGCTCTGCCAGTTTCTCCGCTGCTCGGACTTCGGCTAGGTGCTCAACTTGTGCCCGCAAATATTCGCCTTCGTCTCGGAAGGTTTCGCGCTGTGGCTCCTGCTGCAAAGTGGCCTGCTGCTGCTGTTCGCGCAACTGAGCCTCTACACGGCGGTGCACCCTGCGTTCTTCTTTCAAGAGCCGCTTCTGAACCATTGCATCCACTTCCGCTTGCGTGAAAGTCTTTGCCGGTTCATCCTGCTTTTCCTTCTCCACTAAACCATCAGGCGCAGTACCCTCTGGAGTGTTTGGCTCTGTTTTTACGTCATCAGATGCGACGGGCGTGGGCAAGCCCACTTCTTCAAGTGTCTCAGTTGACATGGGGGAGAGCCTTTCGGCTTGACCCTGTTAGACAGAACAGGTACTGCGTGGGCTTATGCCCTAGAGCAGCGCCGCAACTATTGCTGCGATTTGCTCATCTTCTTGTGCCTGCCGCATCTCTGCGACTAACTCAAGGTAGATTTCTTTGTAGGCTTGCTTGTAAGCAAACCCAAGTTCATCCATCGCCCTTTGCATTTCTGTTTGGGCGTCTTGTTTGTTGCCACTGATTGCGGCAACGGCTTCCAACTCAATAGCCTGGGCGACTTCTGGCTCAATCTCTTCCAGCTTTTGCAGAACCGGAGGACTTAGTAGGCGGTGCCAGTAGCTGGATTTATCGTCCTTTAGCTTGCCGGGGCCGCCGCCGTAATACTGGATTGCGTCACCAGCAAAGGTGATTGACGCATCGCCACCGCTTACCGTGTAGCTTCCACCCTCGCAGGTTAGGACATAAGCACCCGGCGAAGTCTTGGTGATCGTTGCCGATTGCCCTGTCAGCGCATACAAACCACCCAAGGCAGTCAGGTTGTAATTGACTGCCGATGGCGTGTAGGTAATCGTTACCTGCTGCCCGGTGTATGCGTAAGCGCCGCCAGACCCCACCAACCGCTTCGACTTAAGCAGCGTTGCTGTTTGCCCCGTAACTCCGTAGCTTCCACCGCTTGCAACGATCCGCTTGGAGCGCAGCAGTGTTGCGCTTTGCCCTGCGATTGCGTAACTACCGCCGCTTGCCACAACCACACGGCTGCGCTTGAGAATGGCCGACTGTCCGGTTACCGAGTAAGCCCCGCCACTGGCTGCAAGCACCCGGCTTTTCAGCAGTGTTGCTGTCTGACCTGTGACTGTGTAGGTGCCGCCCTGTGCTGTGAGGGTGTAAGAGCCACTTGCGGCAGTGGTATCAATGATCTCTGTGTCAAACCAACCAGCGGCCTGTAATTCCGTGTCAAACCAAGCATCCGGCCTTAATTCTCCGTCAAACCATCCAAGGTATGACATTGCTTAACCTCGCGTGAAGTTCGCACCATCAAACAGCCAACCAATATCCTCGTCGCCCGCGCGCTCCCTGACTAGGCAATCGGGGTAGCATTCGTGCAGTGACTGTAAATCATCAACCGACACGCAATGCACCACCACTCCGTCACGGATCAGAACGTAGGTCATTACTTCTCCATGACGACAATTTCGCCCGAGTAAAACGTGGCAGTGGTTGCAGAGGCAACGTTGCAGTGCAGTAGTGTGGTGCCGTTGTAGATGCGGATGCCGGGCATACCGATGATCTTCTGGGCGTTGACGTTGGGGATTGTGGTGCCTATCGTCGCAATGTCTCGGGTGATCATCAGGTTGATCGTGCCGGTCAGCATGGAGGTTCCAAGCGTGATACTTTGGATGGAGCGCACGCCACGGTCACCAGCGGCCAGGTTGAACCACACGAGTGTCCCTACAACCGGAGTGGCGGGGACCTGGGAGCCAACGATGGCCAGCAGGGTTGCTGTGCGTCCAGCCGTGCCATCGCTGTTGGTGTAGCTGACGGTCAAGTTGGCACCCGCAGCAGCCAGCGTAGACGCCGCGCTGAAATACAGGGCAATGCTGCACCCCTCGCCATTGGTCGTGCCGTTCAGGTCACGCGCCGGAAGCGTAGGCGAGACGATGGCCTGCGCCGTCGTGGTGGTGACCACTAGGCCCGAGTTCACCCACAAGCAATCAAAGAAAACGTGCGTGTGATTGACTGACGAAGCCATATTCACTTCGGTCAGGTAGTTGCCACCCGTGGACGGGTTCGTGATTGGGATGCAGCCATAGTCAGCAGCCACAGTGCCATCGGTCACGCGGCCATTGACGCCAGGAGTGCCGGGTGCCCATGCACCAGGGAAGCCTGCGTCTTTGGCTGTGCAGTACCAGTAGCCAACGGCGTCCGCAGCAGTGCCGGACTTCATAAAACCAACACTGCGACCGTTATAGGCACCAAGGCCAGAGGGCGGATACTCAGCGCCTTGTGCGTCACGGTGAACCCATGAGCCATCCTCGCGGTAGCCAAGGTTTTCACCGGGCAGGAGAATGAACTGCATCAGCTCAATCACGTTAGTGCCGTCCGTGTGCTGAACGCCCACCGTGCAGGAGGTGCCCGCCGAGTTGTTTGTGCAGTAAATGGCCTTCACGTTGCGCTGGGTGGACGCCGCAGGACTTCCCACGATGGTGGTTGTAGTAGCTGTGGTGATCAGCGTGTTGGTGCGCAGCGGGGTGATTGTGGTGCCGTTCACGTCCACATAGGACGTATGCACCTCAATGGTGGACACAGCGGCGCTAGTTGTCAGTCGAACCAGGTCGGATGTGGATGTAAGAAGCAGCATGGTTTAAGTGATCTTGAACACGCCAACAGTGGCCGTCTGATCGAGGTCAACCGTGACCGTCTCAGCGGCTGCCACAGCCTGCGCCGATCCGTAATCCCAATATCCCAACACGGTGCCATTTGCGCCATTCAGGACAGTCTTGTTAACCAACAACGCATAGCGGAAGGTGAAGCCGCCACCAGTACCCGTCCACACAGCAGGATCAGCCAGCACAAGAACAAAGTCTGCGCCATTCATGCCAGACGATGTGGTGGTGACGTTGTTGCCGCCAGCCGTATAGCCGCCAGCAGTTGCCAAGTCGGTTGTTCCACTGGTGAATACCTTGGACGCAGGGGCGGCAGACGAAAGTGCAACGGCCCACTGATCAGTACCGGCGTTGCCGCCCTCTACCAAGTCCTCAATGGCCGATGTGACCTTTACATATGATGCGGTGGGCATTTTTAGCCTTCAATCTTTTCGCCAACGAATGAGCCGTCAGCTTGTTTGACAATACGAACCTGGGTTTGCTTGGGGCGCTGCAATTCCATGAGTAGGGCCATGTCCTGCTCACGGTCTGCGGCCATGTCCTGCATGAGTTGCTGCTGCCCTTGGGCAATCACGGCCACAGCCTCGCCAGTGCTTTGCATGGTTGCAGCAAGAGTCTCCAGAACAGGCCCAATGGCCCCCACAAGCTGCCCATTCACATCAGGCAATACCATTGGGGCTTGCTGCTGTTGCGGTTGTTGCGGGGCTTGCTCGGCAGGCATTTGCATCTCTTGCGCATCCCTGATCTCTTCCAAGGCATCGCGCTTTTCAATCTCCAACTTCAACGAAATGCACTCCGACTGAGCTTTCTGCACAGCCAGCTTTGCAGCGCCGGCCTCTTGCTCTTTTTGCTCCAGCTCCGACTGCATGGCTTGGACAACGTGATCCAGTTGGCCCATCTGCTCCTGCATCTGCTGCATGGCCTGTTGGACTTGCGGGGGAACTTCGGGAGCGCCTGCGTCTTTGTTCATCTCTTGTTGCACAGCAGGCAGAAGGGTTAGCTTCATGCGATCCGCCATTTCCTCGGCACCCGGCCAATCCATGTTCTTGATCAGCAAGTCTCCAATGACCTGCCACAGCTGCGGGTTTGCCTGCGTCATGGAGGTCATGGCCTCCACAGCCTCAACCCGGCGAGTTGTGAAGCTCGGGCCAGTTGTGGTGTAAATGTCGTATGTGCCAATGTTCGGATTGAATATGCGCTTGATCTCGCCCTGCTCATCGCGGTATTCCGTCATGGCCTCGGGGTTCTTGGGATCAATCGTCACATTGGATTGCGAGTCATCTTCACCCAAGATCAAGGCAATGCGCTGGGTGTCATAGATGCGCGGGATCATGTCCAAGATGATGCGACCCACATGGCGCACAGCGCGGGCCAGGTTGTCAACGTAGTGGAAGGTTGCAGTGTCGCCTTCGCGCTGGCGGGCCATGATTGCGCGGCCAGAAGTCTCGTTGCTCTTTTGGCCCAGGCTTGCATCGTATTGGCCTGTTTCAGCCTTAATGTCATCAGAAGCGCCCATGGCGATCTGGTTCAGGCCAGTCTCTACCGTCGCAGGCTGGGTGCGGTTCGGGCCTGGGATGGGGTTGCCGTTCTCGTCCACATGGTTATACGGCAGGTAAGCATGGTTTGCCGTGTTGGCAGTCTGCCATTCCTTCTCGTAACCTTCCACGGCCTCAGCAGGCACAGTCCACGGCGTGTTTGGCGACTTCATCACGCGCTCAACGATGGCAGATTGGGCCACGTTATACATGCGCTGAGAGTCTTTGGCGTTGCGCACAATGCCAGAAATGTAGTTCTTGCCGTCCACTTCCCACTCGTTGCCGACTACACGGGCGACGGGAATATAGGAGCAAGGGAACTCACGCTCCTCCAAAACTTCCTGCCCGTTCAGCTTGCGCCACATGACAGTATTCTTCTTAGCGTTGCGTACTTTTACCGGCTTTTCGCCTTGGATCACACCGGGAGGTAGTTTGTCGCCTTCGTATGAGGTGGAGCCGTTGCCCCACATCATCAGCTTGGCGTCTTTGTAGACAAGCTCGAAGTATTCAACGACGCGAATCTCTTTCTCGCCAGTGAACCAACCTTCATCCTTGGAGAATGTCCAATCAATGGCATCAGCCTTGGGATACTCTTCCTTGAATTCCTTTTCCTTCATGCGTTCTTCAATGAAGAAGAAACGGCGGTCAGCGCCTGCGGGGTCTTGAATGTCAGGATCGTCGTAGCACTTGAACGGGTCTTTGATCCGGCCAATGAAAATGTCTTGGTCGAAGCTATCGGGGCGGATGTAGTCCGTCAGCACTCGGATGTAGCCTAGGCCATGGACTACTTGGCACTCTGCGGCGGTGTCATAGGCAATGTCAGCATCCGAATTGGCTTCGATGTGCTTCACCAGGCCCATCAGAATATCGGCCACCTCAGGATCGGCGTTGTCATCAGCGGGGCGAAAGCGAATCGAGGGGCGGTTCTGCCGAATGTCGTTTGTCACCTGGCGGATGTGCTGCGGCATCTTGTTGATGGTCAGCATGGGACGGCCCTTGCGCGTCACTTGGTCGGCTTTTTCCCACTGCCAGGGATCATCGGGGGATGCAGCCGCAAAGCGAATGTCGTCCCGCATCTTCTCTCGATTGTGACTAGAGCGTTCAAGAGCGTATTCGAAACGCTCCTTCGCCGTCACTAGCACATCGTTTTTATCCATTAGGACATCCAGCTTTCAGAATCGGGAATGGTTTTAAGGGGTTTGCGAGTGCGAACATTCGCGGCCCGCCTTGCGCCCTCCAGCGCATACCGGAGGGCATCTATAACGTGGTTGTCTTTGTCTGCCAGTACCGGCATCACTTCGCTTGTCAGCGGGTCAGTCTTGAATGCGTACAGCGTCAGCTCGTCAATCAAGTGCTTGCAGCGTGGGTGAACCACAATGTCAAAGCTCTTGAGGAACTCAACGCCCTCCTCTACAGACTTGGCACCTTTGATGGCGCTAGTGATCTTTGGGAAGCCGTTGCGCTGTAGGTGCGAGATAGTCTCAGGCCGTGCCGAATCAGCAACCATCGGCCATTTCTCACTATCTGGCAGGCTCATAAACAGTGCAGGCGTGTCCACAATCTCGCAGCCCACCCGATATGCCTCATAAGGGATATAGAGCTTCCTGCCCTTGATGTAGCACTGCACCAGAACAGTCGGATCAACGCTAAAGCCCCAATCCGCACCCTGGCGAATCGTTGCCTCTGCATCTACCTCGAATTCCTCAATCGTCCAGTTCTTAAAGACTCGCGCTTCGCTGCTGGTTTGGTACTGGCCTTCCCAGATGTGCAGGTACTTGTCCAGATCACGGCGCTTGTCGTAATCCATTTCCTGACGCAGCACCTCGGGAAACCAGTAGTTGCTCTGCCAATTCACATGCAAAAGCAGCGTGTTAGGCGGCAACTCATCTGCCTTGAACATCACATCAATCGGATCAGTGTCAAAGCGCGGGTTGTAGGTGAACCAGATTTCACTGCCAGGAGTGCGGATTGTCGGCACCAGGTCATCCAAGGATGCACGGCTAATCGTCTGCGCCTCTTCCACCCAGCAGCGCGTAATCCCTTCCATCGACTTGATCGAAGCAGAGTTACCGCGCAGGCCAGCGAAGATGAACAAGCTCCCATTCTTCCCGCGTATCTCGTTCTCCACGGATTCATAGAAGCTCTCAAGCCCCAACCTCTTGATTTCATCGTCAAGCAGGCGTTTTACGGAGTCTTTGATGGACTTCTGAATCTCGCGGGCACACAAGACACGGTGCGGCTCTGCTGCGGCTTGCAGGAGCAATACAGCGGCTGCCGATCTACTCTTGCCGCTTCCACGGCCACCGCGCATGACTTTGTAGCGGAATGGCTCCCAAAGTCTTTGCGCCCAATCAGGCAGCGCTGCCATCTGGCTTGACGAAGGTTACTGATATGCCAAGAGCCAAAGGATTCTCTGCGTCTCCACCTACTGTGACTGCACTCAAGTCCGGGATGCTCTTGCGCAACAGGATTTCTATTGCCTTCATGCGGGTGGGCGACATATCACCCCCTCCCGTAAGTGCATGATCTTGCAGCACATTTATGAGCTGACTTGTCTGGATTCGTGCGCGTACATCTTCGCTGTGACGCTTGTTGATTCGTGGAGCCATACCAGCCTTTCGGCGACCCAGAATAACGTCTGGTCGATTGTGTAAAAAAGCCGCTTTCTTTACAGCGGCAAGATCAGATGCGATCTGACCAAGGGGAGTTTGTCCAGCCCCCACCAGAGTGCCAGGGAGGACTAGCGGCTCTGATGGGGTTTGAATGCTGGAGGTAGACCGATTTACCCATCGTTCAGGGGCCAATCCATAGCTCAGAGCCTGCCAATGAAGAAAGCAGGGAAGCTATGTGCGGATTGGGTTTGAAAGGTGCAGGGTGCGATCTAAGGATATAGACAGCCTATTGATGTTGACCGACCCCGCGAAAGCAAAAAGCCCCCGATCTTGCGAAAGGAGGCTATTTTTGGAGGCGACTATGGCCTACAGGGCAGATTTTCTACATTATTCCCGCGTCCGTCAAGCGTTTCATAAGAATATTTCTTGCCTCAGAAACAATCTTTTGCCTCTCCAACTGATCCACCGGAAGGCGAAGGCTTGCCCATACCTGTTTCCCGGTGTGGAGGTTCCTGGCGCTGATATAGATGGCTGTCCGGTGATCTGGCTTCAACTCTCCGATATGGAAGTCCACGGCTTCCATCTGATTGTTGTGCAGCGTCCCGTCCACCACATCCGACTCGCTGTCCCACTGGCGCGAACTCACCAGGCCATTGAACATCGGGGCTGTTCCATGTGATCCAAGCATGGCAAATGACTTGCTCCACTTGTGCCATTCGGCCAAAAGATCATCCAATATGTAGCGTGTTTCGTCTTTCATGCCATCAATCCTAAAAAGGGGTTACGGTGATCTACCCATGATTTGTTCTGCCGAACCTTGCTTATCAGCGAGGGGCTGACTCCCAAGTCCTGCGCCCATTGCTTGCCTTCCCTCTCGCTGTCCCGAATCTCGCGGGCAATGTCCATCGTGATCTTTCCGAACTTTGGCCGGTTCGTTGCTGCGGACGATGCCGAGCGAAGCAGCTTCACGGTGTACCTGGCGTTCGATTTCCTGCTGACTTCGGACTTGCTGGTGACTTTCAAATGGGCAGGATTCAGGCACTCAGGGCGTCCACAAGTCACCGTGACAAGCTGGCTGGCCTTTAGTTCGTACTTGTGAGCCTCCCAAACCAATCGGCGGGCTGATCCGTCCTTTGTCTTTGGGTGGCCCAACCCATTGGACGATCCACTCCATATTTGGCAGTCGCAGTCCTCTACACACTTGCCGATCACCCACATCAAGCGCAGGGTTTGCTCTACTTCATTCATTCGTTTGCCCTTTCCATTTGCAGCCTATGCAGCCTTTGTCCAACTTGCCCAGTTCGGTATGGGTGTAGTTGCAGTCTTTGGTGTTTGGGTTTGGGATGGTGAACGTCTTATTTATCCCTGTCTTGCTGTCCACCCCGACAGTCGTGAAGCTGTCTTTGTAGGGTTCATGGTCGTGGCACCCATTTCTCATTTATCCAACTCCTTTAACTTTGCCCGGTAAGTCTCTTTGATCGCCACCAGTTCATCCCGGCTCCACTTGCGCACCTCGTTGTCACTCTCCAGTGCTTCGACGCGCTCAAGGCCTATGCGGGCTATCAGTCCAATGCGGTAGTCAACAGCGCGGCCCGCCCCATATCGATTGCAGACTTTGCGCTGTCCGTGGGCGTTATCCTCGTTAAAGCGAAGATGCGAAGCGCTTCCGGTTGACCTGTAATGTCCACAATCGAACCCGCCGCCGACTGCATCAAGCGTGAGGCTATGTCCGCAACAGATGCAGGGCTTATGAGAATCACGCGCTCTGACGTAAGCATTGAATTCCTTTTGTGCGGCGGCGATTAGGTCGGGGATTCTCTTGATGGCCTCCTTGCGCGCCTTGGTGCGCTCGGCCTCTTCCTTCTTTTCGGCGCGAACCATTCGGGCGGCGCAAATAGCACTGCACACAGCCTGGAGTGGGCGAACAGGAGTGAACCGGCATTCGCAGTGGCGGCACACCTTAATCATTGAACTTCACCCCGCGATCAGCGCCGAAGGCAATGGCAAGCTCCAGAAGCTCACTCATTTCCTCCTTCGTCATCTTGCTGGTGGACATGCCAAGCACCACGAAGCCACCTTCAATGCCGGGGACTGCGCGTTGCTTGCGCAGGCTGGCCGTGAGCATGGTTTTCCAGTCCTCTGGCGTCAGCTTGTCGCCGTACCAATCAACCTGATTGGCAATGTCTGTCAGTGCCGCCCACATCTTTGCGTTCTGCGGCAGGCTGCGCTTTTCCTTCTTGATGGTTAAGTCCAGGCGGTTCCCAGCCATCAGGTAGGCCTTCACCTTTGGGAAGATTTCGCGCCATGCTGTTTCTGCTTGGACGGGCTGATATAGCTTTGCGGTGTAGCTCATGCCATCCTCGCGCCGTTAATCTTCCGCGCCCATGCGTCATAGGCAGATTCGATGGTTTGCCCGCTTCCATAAGCAACGGCGCAGCGGCAGGCCCAGGTTTCAATCCTTCGCCCGCGTAGCATGTGGACGGAGTACAGGAATAGGTGGGGCTTCATGCAAGCACCTCGCCACATCCTTCGCTATCCCTGCGTACAAATCCGTGCGCTCCAACTCTTTGCACCTGAACCTGGCTTGGTCGATGAATCCGGGGTTGCTTGCCATGCGGACTAAGTGGGCAAGGGTTGTTTGGTAGTTGGTCATTCATTTAAACGCCTCTCTCAGTCACAATGTCAACCCCGTGGTGGGATGCCGAAAGCGTTTGTTTACCCCCAAACTCCCGGTGTAATTGGTCTGCAAATTCTTCGTGAAACCCCTTGTCCAACAGCGTCACAGCATCAATCAATTCCTCTGCCATGATGGTCTGCTGAATTTCTATGCATAGCGTGTAAAGAATCCTTACTCCGTTGACGGGGCAAAAAGCAAAAAATTGCGTTGTGTACTTGTTCAAAACATACTCCCCTGATCTGCTAGTTGAAATTCAGGCACCGAAAAACTCCATGTCGCTGGTGCGTTTTGGGACTCGATGCGAGAGCGCATAACAGCCGCTCGCATGTCTTTTGTTGGGGGCATATAGTTGCCCTTCCATGTTTGGTCTATGCCAATGTTTCTGCCGATGTTGGTGCTGTCGGCACTTGCAAATGGAAGGCGGCTAAAAACTTCTGGATTCAGCATGCGCAGACCATGAAGCTTCACCAGTGGCTGCCCATCGTCATTACAGACAACACGCATTGCCCTTGCCATCTGGCCCCACCATTGCGCAGTTCCAATGGTTGAGTACTCGCCAGAGCTGCCAATGCAAACCCGGTTCCAGCCGCTTGCAAGACGCTCCAGGCGATCTAACGATTCATGCATATGCCAAACGGGAGCGCCAAACCACTTTGGCAAAGGCCATTCAGCAACAAGCGCATCATTTGCAAACTCGTCGCCATCAATAACATCAGGAACCACAGCAAAGTCGCAGGATGGGATTCGCTTGCAAGATTCAGCCCATGCGTAGAAGTCGCTCCAGTCTTGAACAGGCCTGCCAGCCCTCCATGCAGAGAACGCCCCGTTGTCTACAGCGAAGGAAGACGCGACTTCTACAGCAACGCCAAGTTGGTCTGCATGCGCAAAAGAAACAAAGGCATGCCCATGCTCTACAGCGCGCACAGCAGCTGTTGAAGGGGTTATGGGAAGGCCGTGATAGTGGATCATTCGCGCATCCCCACAAGGTCACCCAAAACGAGCAATGCGCGGCTTACCACTTCATCCGGTACGCTGATACCCAGGCGAACCATATCGAGCGTCTTGGCGGCTTCTAGCTCTTCTGCGTTATATGACGATCTCATGCTGCGGCTCCATTCCGCGCCATCGCCAAAACAGTCGGAGTGCGGCCTGCCGGGTTTGCCAGAATGTCACGCGCCCACTGTTTGAAATCCACCTTGGACTTGGCTGCCAACTTTTCACGAAGCGGGGCCAACTTGGCGAGTTCTTCCTTGAGTCGTTGCGGGTCGGCTTTTGGCTCGGGCAGCGCGGGTAACTCTGCCGCCGGTGCGAGTCGGGCAATAGCGCGAAACTGGATCACTGATGGCGCAGTCTCTGGCAGGTTAGAAAGTGCATACGCAATGGCATGCGGGGCCTTCTCAAAACCCGACAGCTCATGCATCCAGTCGGACTTCACAGCGTTCAAATCCAAGTCGCGCCAACGATTCAGAAAGTGCTGCCCGTAGGTCAAAGTCAGTTTGTCAAAAATGCGGTCAACCCAAGCTAATGGCAGTGACATTTCTAGCCTCCACATCAAAAAAGTCTGTTGGTGATATGCCGGTACTGGCGATTGATGGCACCGCGTCCTGGGTGCGTTTGCGCTGCTCTGTGCGCCATGCTGGCTCGGCAGATGACTTCGATGCCTTGCCTTTGCGGTCTGCGTACCAGCCTGCGTTAAAACCCGCCCACCCAAATTCGCAACATGCGCGGATTGCATCCTCAAGCGAAATTCCTGCCTTGTCGGCTTCTCGCTGAATACCGTCAACAGCGGTTTGAGTGAGTGGGCTTTTCTTCGCTTTCCGAAGTTGGCTGAAATCGGAAACTAGCGATGCGGGAAGTTGCGACAGCAACTCTGTCTTCTCTTCCTTTACGGTTCTATTACGGTTCCTTACGGTTCCATGTCCCGTTTTTGGTACTGCTTCTAGGGAATTTCGGTACTGCTTATGTGGAAAAACGGTACTGCTTATAGGGAAAATTGGTACTGCTTCATTCTGCAAGTCATCCCGTTTTTGGTACTGCTTTGATGTACCGTTTTCGGCACTGCATAGCTGATAGACAACCACAGATTTGGTGCTGCCTTTGCGCTGGCCTGAGTCTTTGATAAATCCAGTTTCAATCAGGCGCTTTAGGTTTGCCATAACGGTTTTGCGGTCTTGGCTTGTTGCTTCGCACAGGTATGCAATTGAAGGCCACGCAATGCCATCCACAGCGTCTGAGCAGTTGGCCAGTGCCACCAGTACAAACTTGGCTGATGATTGCTTTACAGGCTGCTTTAGCGCCCAGGTGATGGCCTCTACGCTCATTACCGTGGTGCCCGAATAGATTTAGGAACAAAAGCGGCCAAGCTGTTCTCTGCGTTCTGGCGCTCGGCCAGGTTGCGCTTCACATCTGCGCGAGTCAGTCCGCGCAGGGCCAGCTTCTTGGTGTAGTCGTCGTAACGGCGCTTCTTGAGTGCCTCATTGCGCAGCTCTTGCTCAGAAGTAAAGCGGGGTGTGACGGTGAAGGCGTTTCCGGTGGATTTAGCTGTGCCGCAGTCCCATTGCGGATTCGCAACTTGTGTGCTGTTATTCATTCCGTGCCCCTTCCATGTGAATCCGACAACAAAGGATTGCCGTGCAGCATCCGGCTCACTACAGTCAACTCATCCAAATAGGACTTGACATGGGCCTTCAGCACCTCATTCACGTATTCGTTTCTGTCTTTGCCTTTGGCAAGGGCAATGGCGTCCAGTGCGCGAACGAGATCGGCAGGAGCAAGGCCGCGAAGCTCTTTGGTTTCGGTTGCCATTTACGCGGCGACCTTGTTGCGTTCTGCGGATTGGCTTTTGTTGGCCTTCAACTTGCCTTTTGTAAGAACCTGAATCTGAAGTTGCCGAAGGTATGGGATGCCTTTTTTCATCCACTTCGATACGTTCGACTGCCTTACATCCAGGGCGTCGGCAAGCCGTTGCTGGGTGCCGTAATGTTCAATTGCGTGTTGTGCTTCCATGCCGCAATTATGCCTATGGTTATGGTGAAGTCAATGCTTATGGGCATAGTCTTTAATATGCAAGTAAGCAAAATCCATTTAAATAAACTATGAACAGGGACGGGTTATGACTTGGGGGTACTACATGACAAGCATTGGGAGCAGGGTGAAGGTGTTGCGGGTCAGTAAGCGGCTTAGTCAGCAGGAGTTGGCCAACAGGATCGGCATGAGCCAGCCAGCAATCGCCAAAATTGAACGCGGCATAACCAAAAACATGGAAGGCGAAACGCTAGAGGCCCTGGCGCGGGAGCTTTCCTCTACGGCCAATTTCATCCTGAAGGGGTCTGCCAACAGTGATGACATGGAACACGCCATGATCTCGGCAGAAATGGCCGCAATTTTCCGCGACCTGCCTTTGTCGGAGAAAGAGACAATCCTGCGCATGGCTCGGGCGATTTTGCCTACCAGCCCGCCCCCCCCCCAGCAATCAAGAAAATCAGAAAAGAGCCACTAGCATAAAATAAGTCTTATGGTTATAATGGTTGCGTCAAGCGGCGCAATCGTTCGACTAAGTAGAAGCCTCTAGCCTCTGCTTTCTGCCTTCAATGGCAACGAGATTGCGCCTCGGAAAGCATGAGCCTAGAGGCTTTTTTGCGTTCCACCGTCAGGGCGCGAATTGACGCAGCTAATGGGCCAAATGGGGCTGCACCCAGTTTCCTACCGTACCAGCAAAACCAACTGGTGCGTTCTAGCGTTGGTAAGGCGACTAGAACAGCAATAGCCGGAATGTGACGAGCCTGAGCCGATATTGCGATTACCTGCCCACCTTGTGCACTTGGTTGATTGTTGACAGATGAGCAGCATTCAATGGAGCCCGTGACTTCACCATAGTCACCCGGCGTAGCTATGGACTAATGGATTCTTGATGGATAGCATCTGCCTATCAATGCCCATCGGACTATTTGCATAATTGTAGAAATATTTATGCCCTTGGGCATTGACTCAATCATAACCATAGGCATAATTACCCCATCGCAGCAAACAACCAGGGGAAGCGTAATGAAGTTCAACACCACACACAACGGCGCAATCATCGCCATCGAATTCGATGATGACTTTGCAGCAGATCAGGATGGAACTGTCTGCGAGTGCGAAGTTACCTACAACGGGCAGATCGTCACCGAGCTGCTGCTGGATCAGTACGAAGCCTTCCTGATGGAGTGCGAGCACCGCTACGCAGCCCGCCAGGAGCGCAAGGGTCGCCAGAACGCAGAGGACGCAGCCATCAGCCGCTACGAGTCGCGCATGGAAGTGATGCGGGGTGCAGCATGAACCGCCCTGAACTCACATACCGCGAAGCTGAACTCTTGAAGGCCCTGCAACTCATGCGCGGATGGGTGCTGCACAAGCTGGAGCCCGCCATGTCTGGCTCTGGCACTCCTTACGAAATGCTCAAGGCTGACATGCGCAAGGCATCAATGGCGATTGAGGAAGCCACAGGAGGGAATGAGGAATGAACTGCACCCACTCTTGCAATCAAGGACGCAACTGTTCTTGCTACAAGGCCCACTTTGACAGCCTTGGACAGCGCATGGAAAAACAAGTCTCTGCTGATTGGTACGTTTTTGAGCTGCTGGATGCGCTTTCGTTCAGCGCCCTGATTGCCCTCCCGATGGTTCTTTACTTTCTCTGGATGTGACATGCAATTTATTCGGATTTACCTGTATCGCCGCGCTGCTGGATTCACTGTCCGCAATGCACTCAAAGACGCTTACCGCACTGTGCGGGGAATTTATTAAGGGGGATGAAATGAGCAACGCACTTGCAACACTAACCGCCAAGCTGGCGACCACACTGAACCTTGGGGACGGTAGCGACTTGCTGCCAGTTCTGAAAGCCACCGCATTCAAAGGCCAAGTCTCTGATGCGCAAATGACTGCCCTGCTGGTTGTTGCCAACCAATACGGCCTCAATCCTTGGACGAAGGAAATTTACGCATTCCCCGACAAGCAGAACGGCATCGTGCCGGTGGTGGGTGTGGATGGCTGGAGCCGAATCATCAACAGCCGCCCGGAGTTTGATGGAATGGACTTCCAGCAGGATGCGGAGTCTTGCACATGCACGATCTACCGCAAAGACCGCAGCCACCCAATCAAGGTTACAGAATGGATGGCTGAATGCAAACGCAGTGCAGGCCCTTGGCTGTCTCACCCTTACCGGATGCTGCGCCACAAGGCCATGATCCAGTGCGCCCGCCTCGCCTTTGGATTCTCCGGCATCTTTGATGAGGATGAAGCAAAGCGGATTGAAGAGGCGTCGATCACCAAGCGGATTGACCCAGAAACCGGCGAAGTTGTGAATGTGACTTTTGATGTGTCTGCTGCACTCAATGATGTTGAGGCAGCGACAACGCTGGAGGCCCTGCAACAGGCTTGGAAGGCTCATGGATCAAAGGCAGTAGCAGCCAAGGACAACGGAGGCCACGCGGCTCTCAAGGAGGCTGTAAAGGAGCGCAAGGCGGCGCTTGAAGCTGCGCACCCGGCGACCGTGATTGATGTGGAGGCAAAAGCAGCATGAACATGATCATTCAAGGCAGTGAAGAGTGGCATTCCCAAAGATTGGGCAAGGCCACAGCCAGCCGCATTGCCGACATTATTGCCAAGACGAAAAGCGGATACAGCACCAGCCGCGAGAACTACATGGTGGAACTTGCACTGGAGCGCATCACAGGCAAGCGCCAGGAGTCGTTTGCAAATGATGCCATGCGCTGGGGCACTGAAACTGAGCCGCTGGCCCGCGCCGCGTATGAGGCCCACACAGGCGAAATTGTGGACGAGGTGGCAATGATCAATCACCCAACGATTGCAATGGCTGGAGCCTCTCCTGATGGCTTGGTGGGCCACTCTGGTCTGCTGGAAATCAAATGCCCCAACAGTGCAACCCATGTGCAGACCTTGCTATCGGGAAAGCCCGCTGGCAAGTACATCACGCAAATGATGTGGCAAATGGCTTGCACCGAGCGTAAGTGGTGCGACTTTGCATCCTTTGATCCGCGCTTCCCTGATCACTTGCAACTGTTCACTGTGCGCGTGATGCGTGACGACTTGGCAATCAAGTCAATGGAGAACGAAGTAACCGCGTTTCTGGAAGAGTTGGATGCAATGGTTATTCAGCTAAACGGCATGAAAGCTGCGGCATGAGAAAGTCCACAGCCTATGCCAAGAAACTGCAACGCCAGGGCAATCAATACAACGGCGCGGAATGGCTCAACACCATCACGAAATCACGCGCATACGACGATCAACCCGTTCCCGGTGCAGTTGCTCGGGAGACTTCGATGGAGGCCGCCCTAAAGGCTTTGAACAGGGTTCGTTTGGCCTTCGTGCAGATTCAGGACAACCCGGCGGATGGGGAGCATTGCTTTGACTTGCTGGCCCATGCGACAGGAGTGGCAAAAGTCAGGTACGCGCAGATTGGAGGCAATGATTGCGAGCCGGTGCAGATCATTGACAAGGCAGATGATGCTTTGCTGAAAGTCCGCGCTCGATACATCAAGTGGGGAAAGTGGGAGGTTTTGGAGAAGGAGGCGGCAGACGTTTCCGAGGCGCTTGATCTTTATGAAATGGTGCTTTTGAACAGCAGTCCAGGGCTTATGTCGGATGCGGTGGAGATTCGGCAGGAGTTGCTTGAAAAGCAGAGGGCCGCAGCATGAGCAACAAAATCAACCTCCTAAACCACGGGTATGTCCGACTTGTTGAATCAATGGGCTCCGACCTCTCCGTTGTCCGCAATGCGCATTTGGAATGCACTCAATGTAAGCAAGTGCAGCCAAGAGAAAACTTTCCTGACGCCAAATATCGAGGCAAGAGTTATTCAAACGGGCCAAGAGGCGGGAAGTCATCACATTGCAAGGCTTGCAACAACCTTAGAGCAAAGGTGTGGGCAAAAGGTAATCCGGAAAAGGTGGCGCTGAACGCTAGAAAAAGGCACCTGTCAGCAAAGTTTGGCATATCCATTGAAGATTTCAATGTCATGTTGCTTGAGCAAAACAATAGCTGTGTCATATGTGGATGCGGGATTGCATCGGAGAGATCAAGACAGCAAAACTTTTGCGTGGATCACAACCATGCCACCGGCGCAGTGCGTGGACTCTTGTGCGATTCATGCAACCTAGTGCTGGGCTATGCCAATGACGATGTGAAACTTTTGAAAAAGTGCATCACCTACTTGGAGAAATCAAATGGATAAGAAAGAGATAAAAGTTCTTAATCATGGAATTGTTAAGCTCATTGACTCAATGGGTTCCGACCTTTCTGTTGTCAGGTCAGCTCGCGTGTCGTATGACGCTGAGTGGCGCAGCGGAGAGGATGAGGGCAAGGACGCAAAGCTCATCGACTATCTGGTGCGAAACCGCCACACCTCCCCGCTGGAGTCATGTGTGTTCACCTTTGAAGTCAAAGCCCCCATCTTTGTTTTCCGACAGTGGCAGCGGCACCGCACATGGTCATTTAACGAAATATCGGCCCGCTATGCACAACTGCCCGAGGAATTCTACGTTCCAGAGTTGTCGCAGATCACCACACAGTCATCCGACAACAAGCAGATGCGTACCAACAAGGAGCATCCAGAGTCTGCCTACATTCAGGACGTAATCGCCAACCAGTGCGCCAATGCCTTTTACGAGTATGAAGAGTTGATTCGCCGGGGTTGTCCCCGAGAGCTTGCCCGTAGCGTCTTGCCGGTGGGCACCTACTCACATATGTTTGCAACCATTGACTTGCACAACCTTGCGCACTTCCTGCGGCTGCGCTTGCATGAGCATAGCCAATATGAAATCCGCGTTTACGCACAGGCTATGTTGGAACTGGTTGAGCCTATCGTGCCGGTGACTGTGGCTGCGCTTAAAAGGAGCTGGGAATGATCGACAAACTACGGGCCGCGCTGGCGGCTCTGGAGCACTGTAGTGCTGCCATCATAGAGCGCGGGCTAAATGGATCACCAGAGTTTGCTGAAAAGTGGGGGCTTCAACTTCCTCTTGAGTCGGCCAACGCCTCCATCACCGACCTAAAGGCTGTGATTGCAGAGCTTGAGGTGCAGGAGCCGGTGGCACACGATGACACAGAAGTACATCTTTCACACTGCAACCAATACGAGAATCTTGGGTGGTGCAAGTACGGAGAGGATGAAACCTGCCCCGCACTTAACCCACAGCCAAAGTCCGACACACTAACCCCGCAGTACGAGTCAATGCCAGCACACCCGGTTTGCATAAGCTGTGGGCACAGGCTCATGTCCAGCATGACGTACACATGCTATGCGTGCAACCAAACGTCTGATCCGAAGGTAATTCGGGAAGCGTTCGAGGCCGACCAGCTTGCTGACGTTGATCTTGAGTCGCCGGATTGGGTTGATTCGCAACTGGGGGCTGTATGAACTACGAAATCCCAATATTCCAAGCAGATTTGATGGCCATGCTCGGCATCAAGCACCCCAACACGCTACGCCAGCAGATCAAGGCGGGCCGGGTGCCTGGGCCTGATGTGAGGATCACGGCCAAGACAAAATACTGGCATCGCGCCAGCTTGGTCAAGGCCGGGTTGCTGCAGGAATTAACCAATCAGCCCAAGCCTGTAGCATGACCCTGCGTTGTGGCAAGTATTCGGCGCTGTTATAGATGGCACGAATCTTGTCCGCAGGGGAGTGTGATAACTGGCGCTCTATGGCGTCCTTGTCGTGCCCCTCTTCATTTGCCCAGGTGCTTGCCACACGCCGCCAGCCGTGGCCGGTCATTGCACCACCGTAGCCCATACGGCCAATCAGGTATAGCACGGCATTCTCTGACATGGGCCTGTCTAGCCTGCGGTCATTGGGGAAGACGTAGGTGCTGCCCTTGCTTCTCTGCTTCATATTATCCAGCACCGCCAGGGCCTGCGTGGACAGCGGCACCAGGTGCTCCTGGCGGCGCTTCATCTTTCCGGCCGGTATACGCCACAAGTCGCCCTCAATCTCGCTCCACTCCATCATGCGCAGCTCTTGTGTACGCACCCAGGTCAGCGCAATTAGTCGGCAAGCCTGCGCGGACTGGATCACACCCTCCAATGCAAGGCGCTCCATAAACGGGTGAACGTCGGTGCGCTTGAGTGCCGCGAAGGAAGCCACTGGGGCTTTGGAGAACGCCTTGCGGGGGTCGATCAGTGCCGCAGGGTTGACAGTGGCGTGGCCCTGCTCCACTGCCCAATCGAACACCTGCCCAATCCACATCCGAGTCTTGCGCACATAGCTGGTAAGCCCTGCCGCGTCCATGACCATCAAGACCTCAAGCAAAGCCTGCCGGTCAATGTCGCCCACCAGCCGAGCGCCCAGCCGAGGCAGTAGATGGGCCGCTATTGCGCTTTCGGCGTGTTCCCGGTACTTGGGTGACAGATCGTTTCTGCCAGCCCAAAAGGTGGCGCTGGCCTGCTCCAATGTCGGGGAGTCCCGCTTCTTGGCGGGCTTGAGGGGGTCGCCGTTGATCTTGGCGAGGCGCAGGGCATCACGCTTGGCTCTGGCATCGGCCAGGCCGAGCAACGGATAGGGGCCAAAGGTGGCGGTTTGTGGCTTGCCGTCCACCCGGTAAGTCATGCGCCAGGACTTGCCACCAGTGGGCGACACACTGAGATATAGGCCATGCCCATCGAACAACTTGTAGGGCTTATCCTTGGGCTTCGCGGCCTTGCACTTGGCGTCATTGAGGGTATTTGTAGGCATCGTGGCTCCTGTGCCGCCACTGTGCCTACATTCCTGCCCACCGATTGAGGCACAACATCAGGTTAATGAAGTGCAAACGGTTGCAGATGGTTGGCTATCAGTAGCGGCTAAGTGCCTGATTTTGCTACGAAAAGACGTAAAAAAACGCGCAACCCGTGAAGATTGCGCGTGTGTCTTGGAGGAAGCGGTGGGATTGGAGAAGCCTTATTTCATGCGGGTTTCAAGGCATTTACCTGCTTATGTGCCCACAAATTTGCCTACTTGATCGAAGCCTGCGCCAGAAGCTCTTTCGTCCGGTCACTGCCCTTGTTACTGCCCAGCCAGAAGTTGATCACGCCACCAAAAGCTGCGGCGAGACTTCCCAGCATAATCATCAATGGGGCGGACTCCACCAGGGTCTTATCGCGTGTCATGCTCACCAGAATGGCGAAGAACCCAACTGTGATGATGGTGGACAGGATTTCAGGGAAGTAGCTGTGTGTGGCCTCGCGCATCTTGCGGGCACCATCCACGTTTGCATTGTCCAGCTCCATGATCTTTATGTCATGGTCACCAGCCCACTTCTTGAACTCGATCTCTGCCAGCTTGATCTGGCTGATCTGGTCGGGTGTCAGCTTGCCAGAGTTAAGCACCTCCGTGACCGCTTCCACGGTCTTGCTCTCCACGCCCAGTTTATCGGCGAGGAACGCAGCAGCGGCACCGCCAAGCGGCCCACCGAGTGCTGTGCCAAGGAGTGGAGCCAGTGTCTTAAACCAATCGCTCATACAAACACCCTCGTTCCTTGCTTGTCGATTGTCAGAACCTGACGGCGCTCACCGTCAAAACTGATGTGAATCCAAGAATTAAATTCATGGATCAATTGGTCGAATTTCAGCCCCGATGCTTTGAGCCTGCGCACAATGTCTATGGGTCTACCAGCAGTCGGGCAGGTGAAGTCAATGGCAAAGCCCCGCGTATGAGCGCTGGTCGGCTTGCTGCCAAGAGCCTCGTTCAGCTTGGGGCTGCGATACCAGCTTGAAACATGGATGGCGTTGGAGTTGAGTTCCATACGGACAAGCTCCATGCCCAAAGCCGCCCGCTTCATGTTGCGCACCACTTCCAGTGGTGGGTCATTGTCAATATCGAGCCGTGCAGCGGTCTGCGATGCGACGGCTTCTTCAAGACTAAAGTGGGCGCTCAGGGGTGTCATTTGTCAGCCTTCCCGTGTATTGCATTCATCAGCTCGATGTGCCGTGCAAAGCTGTCAGAGCGCATGGCGTCCATTTGGTGATGGAACTCCTTGCGGTCTAACTCAGCGTTAGCAAACAGCCGAACGATATGCTCGTTGGCCTTATCGCTTTGCCTGCGGGACTGATCACGCAAGTCGCCAGTGACCGTATCGACGTACTCCATGATGCGGTCGTTCAGCACGCTGTGGCCTGACGATGTACCAGACTGGAGCTTTTCATGTGCAGCCCAGAGATCGTCGTGCTCTTTCTGGTTCCGGCTCCAGGCCCACGCGACCAGTCCCAGCAATGGGGCCCACACGAAGTCTTTGACGAATTCAAGAATGCCGGAATCTGGTGCCATTACTTCGCTGCCCTAATCAGTTTGATGTTGTTGAAAACCACATAGCAATATACCGCGCTGGTGATCCAAAAGAACTCAACAGGCAAGGTGGCTTGGTAGTACCAGATGATTGCTGCAAAAACGCCCTTGGCTACGATCAGCGTGGGTAGCGCACCGAACATTTTGAACAGCGGTGCAAGGATTGGATTGCCTTCCACGATGCCCAACTCGGGCCTGCGCATGAAGTAGATTGTGCTTGCAGCGTCTGCTACTTGCAGGGCTAGGAGGATGTAGATTATGGTCATACTGTGTAGTACCCAGAGAACATCAAAAGACCACTAGCACTAACCTCCGTCACCGTAAGGTTAGTCGAACCAGTAGTTGCAGAAAACTTTGCCAAATTAATGTAGGCGACACCAACGCCAACATACCCGCCAAGACCATTGGCAGCAGCCATTGCAAGGCCCGACGCAAAACTGACAGTGATGGCTGAGTGGGAATTTGCAGTCGCGCTGGAAGTAAAAGGCAGCCCCCCAATCCGGGCCGTTTGCGCCCCTGTCAGTGTCCCCAGGCTGCTCATTTGAATGTAGCCTTTATATTGAATCTGATTGCCCTGGCGTTTGTAGCTTCCCGCTGCCACCGCGTATGTTTGACCCTCTGCTGAACTTAGCGTGTCATCCCACAACACCGGAGTCCACGCCCGTTCTTCGTCCATGCTGACCACGGAGCCCGTCACGATAGAAGGTGTTGCGTTCTCAAATACATTGTCACGACTTGAAATAAGCGCGGTGGCTGAACCTTCAAAGTCCACGCCAGTGCGCAGACGACACCCCTCAACAATCACCTCCGCTTTGTCTGCGTAAATCTTGCTGCTGGTTGCGTCTAAATAGCAGCCCTTCAGCGTCACCGGGCCGATCTTTCGACCCGCAGGGAGAGTCAAATCGCCGATTGCTCTTACTACATGGTCGCTTCGCGTTCTCATCTTGCATTTGTAGTTATCCCATTGTTTCGCGGTCATCTCGGTCTTTCTGTGCGCTTTGTTGTGGCACTGCTTACAAATAGTTCTTCCTGGGTAAAAATCGCCGTCATCAAGCTCGTCGCCGCACTTTTTACACTTCCGCATATCAACCTCCTGCGCCTAACCCGGCG